CTGCATAGGAGAACATTGGCGTTCATCGCTATCTATATCGTCATCATAATAATTTTCTTCTATGTCAGGAGCATCCCAGTATTCATCACGATACGTAGCCATTAGAGCACCACCTTTCATATAGCATTAGTCGGGGCTATTACATAATATTCTTACCGTTTTATTATTGTGATTGATGGGATGTGTAGTTATGAAATGGCTTGATTATGTGTATCTTCTGATGGTGTTTTATGGGCATTGCAGATAATAAGTTAAGTGGGATATTAATAACGTTAGGTTGGATTGCATGGTAATTGGTTGATATACGGTCTATGTATAGGCAGGAGCTACATAATCGTAAAAGTGGTGATTAATACAGGATGGCCCAAGACTTTGCGAAAGCTTTCTATAAATCTAAAGCCTGGCGCGATTGCAGGGCGAGTTTTATTAAATCTGTGTTTGGTTTGTGTAGGCGATGCCAACAGCCTGGATATATTGTTCACCACAAGGAATTGTTGACGCCGGATAATATAAATGATCAAGAGGTAACGCTTAATTGGTCAAAGCTTGAGTATTTATGCAAGGATTGCCATGAACTTGCTCATAGTGAATCTGATCCGGTTCGTCATGATGTGAGATTCGATGAGAAAGGGCAGCTGGTTGAGAGGTAGGCCCCCCGGGTCATGTATTCTGTAAGGCCCGAAGCTGGACCGGGGCAGAGGCTTAAAAAAATATGTAGGTTGCGCGTGTGACCCCCCTCCCCTAGAAAAAGGTGGTGATTTTTAATATGAAATCAGATGAAATGAGCAAAGAAGAAAAAATTAATAAAGAGATTAAGCGACTTAACAGTATTTATAAAGATTTGCCTAAAAAAGAAAAGGCGGTCATTGATGGCCTAGTTAAGCGGGCCGCTTACATGCGGATAACGCTCGAAGAAATGGAGCAGGACCTAAATGAAAATGGTTTTGTAGAGTGGTTTAGCCAATCGGAAAAAACAGAACCTTACGAGCGTGAGCGCCCAGTTGCCAGGCTTTATAACACGATAAATAAAAATTTCCAGGGAATTATGAAACAGTTATCTGATTTTGTAATAAAAGAGCCGCCAAAGCCTGAAGACGACGGATTTGAAAAATTCGTGAATGCCAGATGAATCCGATTATTGAATATTGGCAGCAAATCCAATCCGGTAAAGTCACGGTCAGTGGTAAGGTTAACAAAGTATACGCAAAACTAATAACTGACCTAAATAACCCGGATTGTGAATGGGAATACAGTGAAAAACGGGCCGAACATGCTATAAATTTCATCGAAAAATACTGTAAACATTCAAAAGGTAAATTCGGCGGCAAGCCGGTTATTTTGGAATTATGGGAAAAGGCCATGCTGGCCGCCACCTTTGGCTTTATCCATAAAATCGATGGTACTCGGAAATATAGAGAAGTAATGCTCATAGTTGCTCGTAAAAATGGTAAATCCCTAATTGGTTCAGCTATTGCATTGTATATGCTCTTGGCTGATGGGGAACCAGGGCCGGAAGTAGTAAGTGCCGCCACAAAACGTGACCAAGCGAAAATTATCTGGTTAGAATCCAAGCGGATGGTAAAAAAATCGCCGATACTTTCTAAACGGGTTAGGACTTTGGTTTCGGAACTCGTAAGTGATTTTAACGATGGGATGTTTAAACCGTTGTCTAGTGACAGTAATACACTTGACGGTCTAAACGTCCATTGTAGTTTAATTGACGAATTACACGCCATCGAAGATAAAAACCTTTATGACGTTATTGTGGACGGCATGACAGCGAGAGAGCAGCCCTTATCCGTAATCACCTCCACGGCTGGGACGGTTCGGGAGGGTATTTTTGATATAAAATACGATGAAGCCGCTCTAATTATCAGCCATTATGCAGAGTCGGACAAGGTAAGGGCAGAAGAGGAACGGGTTTTGCCAATTATCTATGAACTAGACAGCCGGAAGGAATGGACTGATCCCACTTGTTGGCAGAAAGCGAATCCCGGATTAGGAACGATCAAAGATTATACTCAACTTCGGGATAAGGTAGAAAAAGCCAAGAAAAATCCGCTGTTAGTAAAAAACCTGCTCTGCAAAGACTTTAATATTCGGGAAACCGTTTCTGAAGCCTGGCTGACATTTGAGCAGCTAAACAATCCGGCATTATTTGATATTCAACAATTAAAGCCGCGTTACGGTATCGGCGGAGCCGACTTATCAACGACTACCGACTTAACCAATGCTACAGTAATATTTAAAGTACCTGGAGACGAAACAATATATGTTATGCAAATGTATTGGCTGCCGGAAGATTTACTAGAATCTCGCGAACGGGATGATAAAATTCCCTATTCAATTTGGCGAGACTTGGGCCTCTTGCGTACTACTCCAGGGAATAAGGTTCACTACAAATTCGTGACAGAGTGGTTTGAAGAACTTCGAAATGATTTTGATATTTACGTTCCTTGGATTGGGTACGATAGCTGGTCTGCGCAGTATTGGGTAGAAGAAATGAAAAATCTGTATGGCAAAGAATCTATGGAGCCGGTCATTCAAGGGATGAAAACCCTGTCTGGTCCAATGAAATCATTAGGGGCGGATTTAGAGGCCAGGAAAATTAACTATAACAATTCGCCTATCTTAAAGTGGTGTTTATCAAATGTGGCTATAACAATAGATAAAAATTTAAACATACAGCCTTGCAAAATCAATAACCAGCGTCGCCGTATTGACGGTTTCGCTGGTTTATTAAATGCCTACATCGCCTTAGACCGGCACTATGAAGAATATATGAGTTTGATTTGAGGAGGTGATGACATGGAACTAAGAAATATGTTTTCGACCGTTTTTGGAGGAAAAAAATCACCGGATAACGTCACGTATTATAAAATGCTTAATGATTATGTGCCGTTCTTTTCTACGTTTGACGGAGAACTTTACGATAGTGATGTTGTTAGAACCTGTGTGGATGCCATTGCTAGAAATGCGGCTAAACTTAAAGCCAAGCATGTCCGGCGAGTTGGCGGTGAGATAACGAAACTATCATCTAACACTGAATGGTTTTTACAAGTACGGCCCAACTCATATATGAATGCGTATGACTTTTTTTATAAAGTGGTATCCCAGTTATATAGCAATAATAACGCCTTTATCTATATTCATACTGAAATGGGCGTCATTACAGGCTTTTATCCCTTGAATTTTTCCTTTATTGAGCCGGTCGAATATGCGGGAGAATTGTACTGTAAATTTACCTTTGCTACCGGTTATAAAATGACTGTGCCGTATACCGATTTAATTCACCTCCGGCGACATTTTAACCGGGACGATATTTTTGGCGAATCTGGCCATAAGGTATTTAAACCGACGTTAGACTTATTGCAAACAATTAACCAGGGTATATCTAATGCCATAAAATCATCTGCTCGGCTACGAGGATGGTTAAAATTCACATCAACTTTACGGCCGGAAGACCTAAAAGCCCAGCGTGACCAGTTTGTTGCAGATTATTTAAATATATCTAATGACGGAGGCATTGGCGCGACAGATGCCAAATTCGATTTTAATCCGGTAGAAGTAAACGCCCAAATGGCCGACGATAAACAAATGGCCATTGCCCGTGAAAACGCTTACCGCTATTTCGGTGTGAATGAGAAGATCATACAGGCTAACTATAACGAAAACGAATGGAATGCTTTTTATGAATCTGTGATCGAGCCGATAGCCATACAATTAAGCCTTGAATTTACGGCTAAGGTATTTACTGACCGGGAACTAGGGTTTGGAAATGAAATCGTTTTTGAAGCGAACCGATTGCAGTATGCGTCAGCTACAACCAAGATAAACTTAATCAAGGAACTTGGCCCGCTTGGTCTATTGACGATCAATGAGGGCCGGGAAATATTTAATATGCCGCCGGTTGAAGGTGGGGATAAACGATTACAGACATTAAATGTTGTCGATGCTGATAAAGCTAATAAGTATCAGGTAGGTGATGATGATGGAAATAAAAAAGGAGATCCGCCTAGCGGAGATTCGGGCGATACAGGAAGCGCCGAATGACGAAATGATAGTTGAGGGTTACGCGCTTGTATTCGATCAGTCGACAGTTATCTGGGAGTATGACGGTGTACAGTACAAAGAGGTTATTAAGCGTGGGGCGGTTGACGGGGCAGACCTTTCCGACGTGCCTTTTAAATATAACCATTCTGACAACGTAATGGTTATGGCCCGTACTAGAAATAAAACTCTTAGCCTCGCGGTTGACGAAAAAGGGCTGTTTATCAGGGCAAGCCTAGCGCCTACCACAGCGGGGAAAGACCTTTATACGTTGATTAAGAGAGGCGATATTGATAAAATGAGCTTCGCCTTTACTGTCACGGCTGACGGTTACGACCAGCAGACAAGGACGCGGACCATTGAAAAAATTAAGCGCCTATATGATGTTGCTGCCGTAGATATACCGGCGTACGATCAGACAAGCATTTCGGCCCGGTCATATTTTGACGGTCAGCAAGAAATTGGAGAAAAAAAACGGCAAGAAGAAGCCCGCCGTAAATTGATCATTGCAACTTACTTGTAAATTACACCTGGATAGGTGTTTTTTTATTGCCTGGGCTGGATAGACAGGCGCAGCGCTGGATAGCGTTTATAATTTAAAATTTGGAGGAAAGAAAAACATGGATAAAAGACTCAGAGAAATTATGCAGCGAAAGCAAGAGATCCGCTCGTTACTGCAGGCTGGGGGAGAAATCAACCTCGAAGAAATTCAAGTTGAATTAACCGCGCTCGAAGCCGAAGAAAGGTCGATTGAGCAGCGCAAGGAGATTGCCGGTAAAATTACCGTTGGAGAAATCCGCGGCAACCAAATTATTAAGCCTGGTGAAGGGGAGGCTCGAACAGTAGTTGGAACCGGAAGCACCGAATATCGCAAAGCGTTTATGGATTATGTACTAAAAGGCACTCCTGTTCCGGCAGAACTCCGGTCCGACGCCATTACTGCAACCTCTGACATCGGAGCGGTAATACCGGAAACTGTACTCAATACCATTATTGAGACGCTAGAAGCAACCGGCATGATTTTGCCGCTCGTTACCCGGACGGCATACAAAGGCGGCTTAACCATTCCGACTTCTAGCGTGAAACCTACTGCATCGTGGGTGAGCGAAGGAGCGACGAGTGATAAGCAGAAAAAGACTACAGGAAGCATTACGTTCGCTTACCACAAACTACGTTGTGCGGTTGCAGTTACCTTGGAAACTGATACTATGGCGCTGTCGGCGTTTGAGGCTACTCTTATCAGTAATGTAACGGAGGCTATGGTAAAATCGCTCGAACAGGCTATTATTAGTGGCACTGGGTCAGGACAGCCTACCGGTATTCTGGCGGCTACGGTTAATAGCGATCAGGCTATAACTGCCGCGCCTACTTATGCTAACCTAATTGCGGCTGAAGCTGCATTGCCATTGGAGTATGAAACCAATGCCGTATGGTGCATGACAAAAAACACGTTTATGCAATTTATTGCGCAAGTGGATACCGACGGACAGCCGATTGCTAGGGTGAATTATGGAATTGCTGGTAAGCCGGAACGTTTCCTATTGGGCCGTCAGGTAGTGCTGTGCAATTATCTTGATTCGTATTCCAGCAGCTTAACTACCGGGGATGTATGGGCGTTCTTGTTTGACTTTAAGGATTATGTGCTTAACACCAACTACAACACGACTATAAAAAAATACGAGGATAACGATACTGACGATCTGGTGACCAAAGCCATTATGATTGCTGATGGTAAAGTTACTGACGTAAATTCACTCGTAACCCTAATAAAATAATGGGCGGGATAATCCGCCCTCTGGGGTGAACTTATGACAGTCGACGAACTAAAACTTTATATCAGAGTGGACAGCACGGATGAAGACGATCTGATTCAGGCGTTTCTAACTGCTGCCACCGAGTATATTGAGAAAACAACCGGAAAGACCTACGATTCCACGAAAGAAGTGTGGAATTTGGCTATTAAAATTATGGCCTCTCATTGGTATGATAACCGTGGTGTGGAGGCTACAGGTATTAACGTATCCAAGTATAGTTATTCGGCTGAATCTTTAATCAATCACATCGCTTTGTGTGGTGAATATACATGAATCCAGGCAAATTGGATAAACGGATTACCCTGCAGCAGCGTGAAAAAACGGACGATGGGCAGGGCGGGCGTAAGCCAGGCGAGTGGGTGGATGTAGTAAGTGTATGGGCTGAGTTTAGAACGCCCAACGTCAAGGAGTTAGCCCTTACTGGCTCGATTGTTAGTGATTTAGTCCGGCAGGTTATTATTCGCCGTAGGCCAGATGTTTGTCGAGGCTGGCGGGTACTTTATGGCACTCGAACTTTTGAGGTGCAGCATACCTTTGATTACGACAAACAGACCACGGTATTGGTATGCCGGGAGGTGGTTAAATAGTGGCTGGAAGGGGATTTGGCGTTACTTTTAGCGTTCCTGAAATAAAAGACGCAGTGGCGAAGATTGGTACCTACGACACTAAAACTGCGGCCAAAGTTGAACAGGCAATTGCAAATTCAACGGGGGCAATTGCTAAGGGAGCAAAAAGCAGGGTGCCTGTTAAAACTGGTAAACTGAAAAAGAAAATATCTTCGCAATTTGATAGGGGTACATTGACTGGTCGTGTGGCTGCTAAAACCTCTTATGCTCACTTAGTAGAGTTTGGGGCAAAAGCGGCCTCGGTAAAACCTGTACAAAAGAAAGCACTGTTGTTTAAAGGCGGCTATAGCGCAAAGGCGAATGTTCCGGCCCGAACGGAACACCCATATATGCGGCCATCCTTTGAACAAGAAAAGCCTAATCTCATTCGTAATGTAAAAGAGGCGGTTAAGCCATGAGCCTAATAATGCGTAGAATCCCATTAAACGCCCTGCAAACGGGCGTTTATTCTTTGTTAACTTCGGGGCAAACCACTACGGTATATGATGATGTGCCGCCAGGAGTAACGTTACCGTACATCACCTTTGGAGCGTTCACCTGTAAACAAAATGGGACGAAAAACACGGACATCTCAGACGTAACGCTTCAAATCCATGTATGGTCGGATTATTATGGAAAATCTGAGGTAAATACCATAGCCGACGAAGTAGCCACAGTATTGGCGTCGGTAAAAATTGATTTATCGGCAGATAATTTTACGGTTATTGAGCAATACGTTGATTTTTTTGAAGCCTTCGCGGAAGACGAAGGCGGTTATCACGGGGTAATTACCCTCGTATGCAAAATTCAAAATCTAAAATAAAGTGAGGTTTTTAATATGGCTCTTACATTACCTGATGCGCCCTCAACATCAACGGCGACAGTCGGTAAAGATTATTTACTATATGTTTGTACCGGATCTTCCTATACAGACCCGACTTGGACGCTGATCGGTGGACAGCGGGGAGCGTCCACTTCTATGTCGGCTGATGAAATCGATGTGTCGGACAAAACGACCGGTGGCTGGAAATCTACTTTGCCAGGGTTACGGTCTTGGAGTATGGATCTGGACGGATTAATGCTGTTAAACGACGATGGCGTGGAAGCGTTAGAGTATGCGTTCTTAAACGGTAAAACCGTGTTTGTTAAACTAGAATATCCGAACGGTCGCTATAAAACAGGTTGGGCCGCTATTACTGACTGGTCCAATGAAACCCCGCATGATGGGGAAGCCAGTCTCTCCGGTACGCTGTCTGGCAATGGGGCCTTGTCTGAACTTCTAGGCTACGATGTTTCGCCGGACGCGGCCAGCATGTCCATTGCATCACCGGCGAATAAGACATTTACGTTTACTCCTAGTACCGGAGTAGTGGCCAGCATTACGCTGGATAGCACAGCGGTTGATTCTTCGTATTACACAGCCGCGACCGGGTCTTTGGTGATTCTTGGCACATACCTAGCGACGCTTTCTGCAGGGGAGTATACGTTTACGCTTACCTTCTCAGATGGTACAACAAACACCATTACTGTAACGATTACGGCATAACATGGGCGGGGAGAAATCCCCGCTACTTTATTTAAAGGTGGAATTATTAATGAAAAAATCTATACCGTTTGAAATCATTGAGAAAAACCAAACCATTTACTTTGATATATTGCGACTGGCGGAACTGGAAAGAATTATGGGGAGAACGATTACAGAGATTGTACGAAGTGGTGACGCTGGGATTAACTTCTGTTTAGCGGGAATGCAGGCAGGACTTAAACACCATTACTTTCAGGCTACGCCGAATTTTCACGCCGAAAAGTTAGGCGAGTATTTTGAGAAAGGTGGCGTGCTGGACGATGTGGCTATTCCTATTATTCGCGCCATTATGGCCACTGGCATATTTGGCAAAGTCGTAGCGGAAAAGACAGAGAAGAAAGTAGCCGAGGCAAAAGGCACTGACACAAAAAACGAGTAAAACCCATCCAGTCTATGAATGATTGGCTGGAATGGGCAGAACCTTTAGCCTATGGCCCGCTGAACTTAAAACCGCAGGAATTTGAACAACTTCAGCCGTGTGAATTCATGCAGCTTTGGGATGGGTATGTCTGGCGAAAGGAACATAACGAGGATATAGCCGCGTTTTTCGTATGCCATCTAATGAACCTCGAAGGTAAAATTCTAAAAAGAAATATCACACCTAAAGAAC